AAGTTGTTAGAGATTTTGATAATGACTTGATGTCTAGAAGTTCTTGGGAAAAACGAACTGAAGCTTCTTTAAAACTTGCACTACAAGTAACTGAAAACAAAAACTTTCCTTGGGCTAACGCTAGTAATGTTAAGTTCCCTCTCATCACTATTGCTGCTCTGCAATACCATGCTCGTAGTTATCCCGTACTCATAGATAACGATCTACCTGTTAAGTGCAGAGTAGTAGGAGAAGACAAAGACGGATTACGTACTCTACGTGCTAGTCGTGTAGAACAACACATGTCTTACCAACTTCTTGAAGAAGATGAAGATTGGGAATCAGAGATGGACAAAGTTCTTATTACGCAACCTATCATTGGTTGTGCTTTTAAAAAAACTTACTTTGATCCAATACGCAAACACAATATTTCTGAAAATGTATTGGCTAAGGATCTGGTAGTTAACTACTGGACTAAAAGCTTAGAGACAGCTAGTCGCATCACTCATGTTTTACAAATGAGTAAGAATGAAATCTACGAACGTACTGCTCGTGGATTGTGGTTAGAAGGTGTGAGTGAAGGTCGTAACCAACAGTACTCGTCTGTTGCTATGGGCAACGGACTACAAACACTACAAGATAAAGCTCAAGGTCTACAACCTCCTGAGCCAAACGACTCTAGCACTCCCATTGAAATGCTAGAACAACATTGCCACATTGACTTTGATGGTGATGGTTACGCTGAACCCTACATTGTGTACGTGCGTAGAGACAACAAAAAGGTTGCTCGTATTGTTGCTAGGTACACACAAAAAGACATAGAAGTTAATGAGAGTGGAGTCATTCTCAGTATCAAAGCAGAACAATACTTTACCAAGTACCCATTCATTCCGTCACCAGATGGAGGTTTCTATGACCTTGGGTTTGGAGTTTTGCTTGGGCCTCTTAATGAGTCTATTAATACAATTATCAATCAGCTTGTTGATGCTGGGACGATGGCGAACACTGCTGGTGGCTTCCTCAGTCGTGGCATTAAGCTACGTGGTGGTAACTACACCTTCAATCCAATGGAGTGGAAGCATGTAGATACTACTGGAGATGATCTGCGTAAAGGCATTGTTCCTTTGCCAGTCCGTGAGCCTTCTCAAGTAATGTTCACCCTACTCAACCTACTTATCAACTATGGTGAGCGTATTGGTGGTTCTGTAGACATTCTTTCAGGACAGAATCCTGGACAGAATACTCCTGCTGAGACTACTCGTACTATGGCTGAGCAAGGAATGAAGGTGTTTAACGGCATCTTCAAACGTACTCACCGTAGTTTGAAACAAGAGTTCCGTAAACTGTATCGTCTAAATCAGATATTTGTTAATGAAAATACACCATACGTATCTGGTGCAAATGGTACTGGTATGGTCTTGGCCTCTGATTACGAAGGTCCAGTAACTGATGTCATGCCTACTTCTGATCCAAGTATCACATCTGATGCACAACGTATAAACCAAGCGTCTGCTATTGCTGCTCGTGTTGCTGCTACCCCAGGTTTATACAACAGATACGAAGCTGAGTACACATTCCTCAAAGCAATGAGAGTCACTAACATTGATAAGTTGCTACCTGATCCAAGTGGTCCTAACGCTATACAGGCACCACCTAATCCAAAAGTCCAGATAGAACAGATGAAACTACAGGCTAAACAAGCCTCTGATCAACTGACCATGAAGATTGCTTTGCTCAAACTAATGGGTGAAGCAGAACTAAATCAAGCACAGATACAAAAGCTAGAAGCAGAAGTAGAAGAAATCAAGATTGGTATTGTTACCGAAGGCGAGAGAATGCGTATTCAAGAAATCAATATGCAGATCGGTCTACAGAGAGAACGTAGAGAAGGTGTTATGAATGCTATCAAGACTATGAATGTTGCCTTCGATAAGATGGTGGCAGGTAGTCAAGAAGATTTAGGTCAGTTTAATGTGGAGATGCCGCAACTACCTCAGTAAGGATTTTTTAAGGAGAGAGAATGGAAATAGTAAGTTCCGATAACTTTGATGAGTGGAAACATCACCCAGTAACTAAACGTCTGATGAAGATGCTTGGTAATGATCGTGAGTCCATGAAAGAAGGACTAGTCAACAATGCGTTTGACGATGAGCAAGAGGTTAAAGGTAGATGCCGAGCAATCGCAATCATCCTTAGCTTAGAGTATGAAGATCTATTTGAAGTAAAGAGAGAAACAAATGAGCAATGAAAGTGGTATTAACCCTGTAGGTTGGCGGGTGCTTATCAAGCCCCAAGAAGTAAAGGAAGTCTCCAAAGGAGGGATTATCCTAACAACAGAGAAGTCCAAAGAACGAGAGCAGATGGGTAACACCACTGGGATTGTTATTGCAATGGGCGATCAATGTTATGCCGATGAACCTGCACCTTGGTGTGGGGTTGGGGATAAAGTAATCTTTGCTAAGTACGCAGGTTTGTTGTACTTGGGTAAAGACGGGGAAGCATATCGAATGGTTAACGATAAGGACATCACAGGTACGTTAGATGCTGACGTAAGTCTGGTTGATCCTTACCTAGCTAAAACATAAGTTGACATTCTTTAAAATATAGGAGTAAGATATGAGTGAAGAAAATGTTACTAGTAACGAAATAGCACCAGAGGTACGCCAAGAGGCTGAATCTCAAGGGTGGGTTCCCAAGGAAAGGTTTCGTGGAAACGAATCTGATTGGGTTGATGCTGATATATTTGTAAAGCGTGGTCGAGAGATTCTTCCTATTCTGCGTAAGAATAATGAGAACCTCATTAAAGACTTAAACTCTACAAAAGAACAGCTCAAAGAGTTTCGTGAAGCAGCAGAAGAATTTAAGAAATTCCAGAAAGATGCTTATGAACGTAAAGCTCAAGACTATGAGTTACGTATCCAAGCAATAAAAGAAAGCCGTGCTCAAGCTATTAGCGATGGGGACGGACAGAAAGTCAATGCTTTAGATGATGCTTTAGATCAAGCTAAAGATGAACTCAAGGATGCTAAGCAAGCAGTTAAAGATGCTGACAAGACACCGATTAGTGCTGCACCAGTAAACGAAGAGATTGATCCAGGACTACAACAGTGGTTGGATAAAAACTCTTGGTTTGGTCAGGATAAACGGATGACTGGCATGGTTAATGGTATTGGTGAAAGCCTCCGATTAGAGTTCCCTTTGCTTAAAGGACAGGCATTTTTAAATAAGCTTGATGAAGTGTTAGCAGAAGAGTTTCCAAATAAGTTTGGGGAAAAGAAAAGCCCATCTAGTCGAGTGGAATCTGGTTCAGGTAGAGCAGGTCGTGGTAATAGCAGCAATGCTCCCTCCTATGACAATCTCCCCTCTGAAGCCAAAGCTGCATGTGATCGGTTTGTTAAGCAAAAGCTTATGACTCGTGAACAGTATGTAGCTGATTTTGACTGGAATTAATTTAATAACTTGAAAGGAAATTGATATGCCCCGCGCACTAAATGAGTTTGAAAAACGTGACCGCCTAGTAGCTAAGATGGAAGAACGTAAGACAGCAGAGGCTGCTCCTACACCAGCACTAAACGGTACAACTCGTAAAAAACGTAACGTGTTTAATGGCACGGAAGCTAAGATAAGTGTCCAACAACAGATAGATGGTTACCACCTACATGTCTTTACAGACAAAGGTGGACGCATACAAGCAGCTATGGATAATGGCTATGAGTTTGTAAGACCAGATGAAGTTGGAGGCGTGAGTGAGAATGTGGTTAGCCGTAATGGTGACCTCGGAGAAAGAATTAGGTATCTTGTAAATCCTCGTGCTGAAGGTACGGAGCAATACGGTTATCTAATGAAGATTCGGCAAGAATGGCATGAGGAAGATCAAGCCGAGCTTCAGGCTAAAAACAATCTTATTGACGCTGCTATTCGTAAGGGTAAGATCACTGGAGAAAATCCATCGTTCTATACCCCTAGGGACGGTATCAAACTTAACTAACGTTTTAAAGGAGTCTTAAATGGCTAACGTAAACAAAGCCAACGGGTTTAGTCCTGTTGGTAACTTGCTAGGTGGCAAGTGGAATGAGCAGGGTCGTTTATACGCTATCCCTACTGCTGACACTACCAATAGCTATGCAATCGGTGATTGCGTAATGTCCAGGTCTGGTTCGGATACCAATGGTGTTCGTAACATTCAAAAGTGGGGTGGTGCAACTACTACTTCTGCTTTACCTCTGGGTATTATTGTGGGCATTCGTGTTGCTGATCCAGGTGTAAGCTTGGTTGGTAACTCTTTGTCTCTAGAGAAGACATTTATTGCTGCTGGTACTCGTACTAGTGTGCGTTATGTCTATGTTGTGGATGATCCTTTTGTCTTGTTTGAAGCTCAATTTGATAGCACTGGTGCTACTCAAGCTCAGCTTTCTATGAACGCAGCTGTGACTATCTCTGCTGCTAATCAAACATCTTTGGGTAACGGTTCGCCTTTCTCTGACATGGTTCTCACTGGACCAGCAGTTACGGCTACTCTGCCAATCCGCATGTTAGGTGCTGTACAACGTGGTGACAATGAAGTAACTAGCGCAGCTAGTCCTTATGTCCGCGTGTTGTGCAAATTTAACTACCACGAATACGGTACTATCGGCTCAGCTTCTGGCTCTGTCGTTAACTACCTTGCAGTCTAATTAAGGAGATAAATCATGGCTGGAGTAATTACAACCGCATCGCATCCCAAAGCACTATGGCCTGGTATCAAGGCTTGGTGGGGACAAACTTATAACGAGCACCCAGAAGAGTATGTAGATTTGTTCGATAAGGACACTTCTACTATGAACTACGAAGAAGACGTTCAATTGTCTGGCTTCGGTCTAGTGCCAGTTAAGTCTGAAGGTCAAGGCACTGCCTATGACTCTGAGATCCAAGGCTTCACAACTCGCTATACACACGTTGCATACGCAATGGGTTATATCGTGACCAAGGAAGAAATGGATGACAACTTGTATGAGCAAGTATCCAAGAAACGTGCTGCTGCATTGGCCTTGTCTTTCCGTCAAACGAAAGAAAACATTGCTGCTAACGTGTACAACCGTGCTTTCAACAGCACGTATTTAGGTGGTGATGGTGTAGCTTTGTGCTCTACCGCACACCCAAATACTTCAGGCGGTACATTCTCTAACAAGCCAGCAGTTGATGTTGACTTGTCTGAGGCTTCTTTGGAAGATGCAGTGATTGCAATCATGGGCTTTACAAATGACCGTGGTTTGTTAGTCGCTATTCAACCAAATAGCTTGCACATTGCTCGTCAAGAAGTGTTTAATGCTCAACGCATTTTACAAACTGAGTACCAAACAGGTAACGCCAATAACGACATCAACGTTATTAAATCTGGCAACTACATCCCTGGTGGTTTCAAAGTAAATCATTACTTCACAAGCCCACATGCTTGGTTTATCCGTAACACCATCCCTGGTGGTACTGGTTTGAAGTACTATGAGCGTATGGCTGTCTCGTTTGATCAAGACAATGACTTCGACACTATGAACGTTAAAGCCAAAGGCTACGAGCGTTATAGCTTCGGATGGTCTGATCCACGCGCTTTGTTTGGATCTAATGGTCCTTAATTGTTATTAGTAACACTCCCCCTCCCATAAAGAGGGGGTTCTTTTATAAAGGAAACTTATTATGGCTTATGGTTTACAGAAAAAGAGAATGATGCCAGCATCAGCAGCTCCTAAGAAAATGGCTCCTGCTAAGAAGATGATGGGATCAAAGATGATGACTACTAAGAAGATGGCTCCAAAAGCATCTATGTCTAAAAAGAAAATGTAAAGTAAAATTTAATCTCCAATGACGCTCTAGAAATAGGGCGTTGTTACAAACAACGTCAAAGGAATATTTATCATGGCTTCTCCTACCCGCTTCCCCGCTGGTGTATCAACACAAGTAGTTGGTTCTACACTAGGTCAATTTCCCCTTCCAGATCCCACAGACATTTCTGTAGATTTTGAAGACTTTAATTTATATACTGCTGCCAATTGGACTGTAACTAACACTGATACCCATCAAACTATTGGCTTAGTTGCTGGTAATGGTGGAATAATTTCTACTGTTGGTGGTGCTTCTAGCGTCACTAACGACATTGGTGCTGTTCAAACTAACCCACTAAACGTCAACATTGCTACTAATACAATTGTTGCTGCTGCTCCTCCTACACAACAAGCTTGGTTTTACACAGCATTCAAAGCTACCACTGCTGCTAACAATCAATTGCAAATTGGTGTAGCTAGTTCTATTGCTGCTTTAACTCCTACTGATGGTATCTACTTCAACAAAGCTGCTGGTTCTACAGCTGTTACCTTTGTTGTTCGTAAAGGTAGTGCTTCATTAGCTGCTACTGCTTATTCAACTGGTTCTACAACTGTTGCTACTCTTGCTAACGATACCTATGTCAAACTTGGTTGGTACTATGACGGCAAAGGTAACATTGACGTATTCGTTAATGATGCAAAGGTTTGCTCTGTTGACGTAGGTGTATCTACAGGTACTATGGTTGCTACCTTCCCCAATGCTACAAGCTTAGGTATGGGCTTTGGTTGTAAGGCTGCTTCTACTGCTCCTACTACTGCGGACATGGTTGTTGACTTTATGCTATCTGCCCAAACTCGTGCCTATTAATTAGGAGAGTCACATGGCTAACGTATTTACAACTCAAATCCTTGAAGAAGGACCACGCAACGTATCTATAAAACTAGTAGGAGTACTAGATACTGGTAATCTAGCTTCTACTACTGCTCTTGCAATGTCCAGTATTAACCAAGGCGGTCTTGGTCCTACTCCAGAGCAAGTAAGAATAGATCACATTGAATATGTTATTGGTTCTCAACTAGGAGTACAACTCTTGTGGGATGCTACAACTGACGTTGTGGCTGTACCTCTTGTTGGAACTGGACTTTCTTTTTTAAGAGAGTTAGGTGGACTAACTAACAATGCTGGTGCTGGTAAAACAGGCACTATCAATATTCTGACTACAGGTTACACATCTGGTACACAGACCTTTCTTATTATCTTAAGATTAGTCAAACAAGGTGCTAACCTCTAAGGATTCCCCAATATGGATAACCAACAACTATTCAATCTAGTTGTCTCCATAGCGGGGTTTCTAGCTACGTTTGTGTTCTATCAAGTTATGCAAAGACTTCAGAGAAGTGAAGATGCTGTAGCTTCCTTGAAAGAAAAGTTGTCTGGTGAATACGTTTACAAAGAAGACTACCGCAACGACATCAAAGAGTTGAAAGATATGCTCCGACAAATCTTTGATAAGCTAGATAACAAGCTGGACAAGTAGCATGTCTTACAAACCTAGCTGGGACAATGGTGGTTGGAAAGCTGTCTGTGATTCTTGTGGTCGTGTGTTTAAAAACAACGAGCTACAACTTCGCTGGGATGGACTGATGGTTTGTAGTGGTGACTGGGAAATCAGACAACCACAAGACTTTGTACATGGAGTAGCTGACATACAAGCTCCTCCTTTTACTAGGCCAGAATCATCAGACTACTTTGTTCCACTTAGTTACACTCAACAACCAAATGAATCTATTGATGTAACTGAGGTTTTAGTAAAGGCTGTTGTTAAACAGTTTGGTGGAGCTGCATTTGATTCTAGAAGTGCTCTCAACGGAGCTGTTATCAATGCTATAGCACTAAATGCTACAACAAAGTACACAGATCTAGAAGCACTTGAGATTACAGAACTTGTACTAATTGAGTTAGGTAGAGTTTTATCTGATACAGTTACACCCACTGAATCACTAGCTAAAACAACTACTAAACAACTTAGTGATTCCCTTGTTCTCTCAGAAAGTTTACAATTAATTGAAACAGAAACACTAGTCGAAAGTTTATCTGCTTCTGAATTAAATGTGTTTTTAGTTGGTAAGAATATAGCAGAGACTATCAGTCTTACAGAGTCAGTTTCTAACCTTCTTATTTCTCCCACTGCACTTAACGGTGCTGCACTCAACTCTTTAGGATTGGATTAAAAATGAAAGACACAATTAGCTTAGTAGGTGAAGTAGAAATCCTACTAAATAACCAAGTGGTTTTAGAAAAGAAGAACTTGATTGTTCAAGTTGGGAAAAATTTCTTAGCATCAGCTGTTATTAATAACAGTACATCTCCTTTTGTAGGTATGGCTATTGGTACTGGTACTACTGCTGCTAGTCTTAGTGATACTACTTTACAAACTGAATCTGCTCGTGCTGCTTTTACAACTTATAGTGTAACTACCAACGTAGTTAGCTTGTCTAACACTTACGCTGCTGGTACAGGTACAGGTGCTCTAACTGAAGCAGGTATATTTAATAACGCTACATCTGGCGGCACTATGCTGTCACGAGTAGTGTTTAGTGCAGTCAACAAAAGTGCAGCTGATACACTAACAATCAATTGGACTATCACTGTCGGTTAATAGGAGAACCTTATGGTTATGAAATTTACCAACAATGCTACGTCTACTCTAGCAGCAGGTATTAATAGTTCAGTTACTACTCTTTCAGTAGCCGCAGGACAGGGAGCATTATTTCCAACATTGTCTGGAGATTATTTCTACTGTACTCTTGCTAACGTAGCAGGTACTATTGAGATTATTAAAGTAACTGCTAGGTCTACTGACACGTTTACTATTGTTCGTGGTCAAGACGATACTACAGCTGCCACATGGATAGCTGGAGATAAAGTAGAACTACGTCTAGTTGCTGCTAGTCTTAACGACTTACCAAAGTTAGATGAAGACAATACCTTTACTGGTAGTAACACAATACCTTTGCCTGTTATTAATAACATTAAGCTGGGGTACACAACTACAGCTACTGCTGCAGGTACAACGACTTTAACTTCTGCAAGTAATCACTACCAAAGATTTACAGGATCAACTACACAAACTATTGTTCTTCCTGTTACTAGCACACTAACAACAGGCATTACCTATGCTATTGAAAACACTTCAACTGGTAACCTAACTGTTAATTCCTCTGGTGGAAATTTAGTTGTAACTGTAATCCCTGGTGTTACTGTTCAATGTATGTGTATTGGCACTTCGTTGACAACAGCAGCAGACTGGGATCCAGAATATAACGAGTTTGCAGCTATAACAGGAAGTGGTTCAGTTGTTTTAGCAACTTCTCCTACCGTTAATAATCCAACAGTAACCAACTATGTCGAGTCTGTGGTGGCTATCGGCAACTCAGGCACATCACAAACCTTGTCGTTGACTAATGGAACTGTGCAGACTGTGACTATGACAGGTAACTGCACATTCACCATGCCAACTGCTACTGCTGGTAAATCATTTATTCTGATTGCGGTGCAAGATGGAACAGGCTCACGCACAGCGACATTCACAAGTGTTAAGTTTGCTGGTGGTGTAGCACCAACATTGACCACTACGGCAACCACAGGGCGAGACATCTTGACCTTTGTTGCTGATGGCACTAACTGGTACGGCACTTACGCACAGGCGTTTGCATAATGTTTGCATCAAAAGATACTCTGCTGACTAGACCTAGTGGCTACAACATAGCCCGTAGTGTGCGAACACGGGCAAGTGCAACTGCGTACTTTAATAGGACTTTTGGTGTTGCTGGTAATCGTCAAACATGGACATGGAGTGCTTGGGTTAAGCGTGGAACATTAAGTTCTGGTTATCCAGTTTTGTTTATGGGTGGTGCTACTCAAACAGATACAGGGGCAACTTCAATTTCTTTTGCACCGAACGACAGAATTTATGTCCAAGGTTACAACACAAATTGGATAATTTCAAATGCATCATATAGAGACCCATCTGCTTGGTATCACATTGTTGTTGCAATGGATAGCACACAAGCAACTGGAACTAATAGACTTAAATTGTATGTAAATGGCTCTGAAGTATCTTATTCAACTTATAACAACTTATCTCAAAATACTAATTACGGAATAAATCAAGCGGCATCACATACCCTTGCTTATGAATCAGTAGCATTTGGAAATACTTATTTTGACGGATACATGACTGAGGTCAACTTTGTAGATGGTCAACAACTAACCCCATCTTCATTTGGTGAAACAGACTCCATCACAGGCGTATGGAAACCAAAAGCATATTCTGGTACTTACGGCACAAATGGCTTTGAACTGAACTTTAGCGATAACAGCAACAACAC